GTCAACTCTCCTCTGGATAACGCCACCACCTGATCCTGACGAGACAAACGGCCCTACCATTAGGTGGGGCCACCTTCTTTTTGGCATGGCATACGGCACTCCTAAAAAGCTGACCACCCGGCAAAAAGCCGCGATGGAACGCCATGCAGAGCATCACACCAAAAAACACATGGCCGAGATGCGCCGTTTGATGAAGGCTGGTAAGACCTTCACGGAAGCGCATAAAATGGCAATGAAAAAGGTAGGGAAGTAAGCCGTGGCTGCAACGATCAACGCTACTCTCAGCAGCGCTTCAGCCAACAGCTACGTGACCTTGGCTGAAGCCGACGCATATTTTGAGACCGTTCCAAGCAGCACGCAGTGGGACAACAAGCAAGATGACAAAAAAAATCGTGCATTGATTTCAGCCACCCGCTGGATCGACACGTTGAATTTTTATGGTGATCGTTGCGATGCAGACCAAGCTTTGAGCTGGCCTCGCAATAATTATCATGTTGATCGGGTAGAGCTAGTTTGCACAGCCATCCCCAACGACATCAAGTATGCAGCGTTCGAGTTGGCGAATGCTTTAGCCAATGACACGGACTCAATTACAGGGACTACCGGCGATACGGGGCTATACGAGTCCGTCAAGCTCGGCGAGATGGAAGTCAAGTACAACACTTCTAGCCAGGCTACGGGAACCGTCAATAATGTCTTTGATGTTTATCCTTGGCTCCAGTCTTACCTTGGCGCTTATTGCCTTGGTGGGAGCGGCAGCTACCAGATCCGCACCGTAAGAGGTTGACATGGCTGGAGCGTTAGACACTCTTTTCAAGAACGTCGCCAAGTCGGTTGTTGCCGATCTAGGCAAGTCTTTTGATCACACGATTACTTATACGGTCAAAACATCTCCTAATTACAACGTTGCCACCGGAGCGTTGACGACGACTGACACGACATATTCGATTGACGTGCCAGTTGAATTTATTGATTCTACGGAGGAGCAGGAAGGGCAAGAACAGCGCAAAGCAAAGCTGTATGTGACTCCTGATTTAATTGGTGATGGTCAGCCTACTTTTGAAGATACGGTTACGTTGAAATATGCGGGTTCTGATCGAATTGCTCAGATCGTGGATATTCGCACGTACAAAGGAGGCCAAGAGTATTTGTATATTCTTGAGGTGCTGTTCTAATGGCAAAACGTGGCATTGGGCAGATTGTGACTGACCTTGAGCAGCAGCTCAACAGTGATTTCAATGCATTGATTGGCCTTGCTGTCGAAGGTTTGTCTTCTGACATAAGCCCAGTGGATACAGGGTTTTTTGCATCCAGCTGGAAAGCATCTACGCAAAGGCCACAAGCAAAAGATGAAAAGACTGAGCCTTGGTCAACGTATAAGCAAGGTTCAAACCAAAAAACAATTAAACCGCGTCATCCAGTGCCTGAGTTTAATTACAAGAGACAACCAACTGTTTATATCGGAAATACAGCTGTATATGCCTTGCAAGCATTTGCTTCGCCTAAATCAGGCATTCCACAGTTTGTTCAGGGTGAAATGCGAGATTTGGTAAACAGTACATTCCAAGAAAAAAGAGCGGGTAGGATTTTTGCTGCTACTGGTCAGCGGTCGGTCGCACCTGTCGGCTATGAACAACTTGGTGGTTAAGCCATGACTCTTGTAAATGCTCGCGCTGCTTTTGAAAAGGCAGTCACTGACGCTGTTACAGACGCTGATAACACAGTGCTAATGGTGTATGACAACGTTCGTTTCACTACTCCTGGCAAGAGTAAAAAATACGTTGTCATGAGCGTCAATTTCAACCGTTCAACGCTGCAGAATCAAGGTGCAGCCTCTGACTATTACAGCGGCGTGATCCAATGCAACGTCTACGTCCCAAAATCAGCTGGAACGTCGGTGCTGTCTGCGATTAGCGAATCTGTTATTGATGGTCTGACCTCAGTAAACGCTACTGGCTATACAGATACGTTTAGCGTTTCTCCAAGGGTTATGGACGTCACAGGCCCAAGCCCTATTGAGCTAGAAGACCGAGCGCATTTTCTGGGCATTATTTCTTGTCAATTTACTGCAGTCGTGTAGTATATTGATCGAAACGGCATTGATTTATGCGGGCCACCGAACTGCTTCGGAACAAGTTTGGCGTTAGCCAGCTGTATAAGTACGAGGTAAAAGAAGGCGACGAGGTGGTGCTTGAGGTGTTTTGGCACCCGCTTACTATTGATGAGCGCGAGTCGATTCAGAAAAAAGTTGATGCTGCTGAAAGCAAGGACTTTGCTTTGGGCCTGATGGTCGAAAAAGCTTTAGATGAAGACGGTCGCCGTATGTTCCAGGACGGCGAAGTGGCTGCTCTTAAGAGGACCGTGGCTGCTTCTGTCCTCCAAGAGATTCAGCTTGCCATGCTGAACTCTGGAACGGAGCACAAGGTGGAGGAAGCGAAAGCAGACCTCAAAAGCAAGTAACGACTGGTATTTTATTTTCTTCTTGGCGAAAGAGCTGGGCATGACGGTTGCTCAGCTTTCGCGTGATTTGACGCAAGAAGAGCTGGTCGGCTGGGCTGCTTACTTCGAGTTGCATAACGAGCAGCAAGAGAAAGCGATCCAGAACGCTAAGGCAGGCAAAGGGGCGCGAACGATGGGTGGGCGGTAGACTGGAGCGCAAGGCTCTACGTGTTTCGCTGTGGCTAATTACAACGTAGATATTGAGCTGGCCATAAGAGGCTCAGAAAAAGCTGCACAACAAATAAAAAAACTTGAAAAAGCAATTAATGATATACAGAGAAAAGCAGCTGTAGATTTGGGTGGCCAAGTTCGGTTAAAAGGCGAACAAAGACTGTTACGTGAAAAAATTAAAAATTTTCAAATATCGCGACAAGAGTTAAAAAATAGTCAAGAAATAGCCCGGTTAACAAGCCAACGTATAAAAGGGTTAAGCCAGTACGCTAGCACTATTGGTCCGCAAGTTGATCGGATTGCTCAAGCGCAAAAACGCGCTGCTCAGGAACAAATTCAAAGTCAACAAAGATATAACAAATTAGTAGATGAAACTTTGGCTAAGTTATCTCGTATAGCCGAAGTTAATAGAAAAGCAAGTCAGTACGCTAGCCCAATTGGACCGCCAAGGGGAGGCGTAACCCAGTATCTAGGCCCAATAGGCCCTGGAGCGGCTAGTCAGGCAAATGTGCCTCAAGGCCCTTTTAGTCCTTTACCTAGCAGACCAAGGCGCAGGGCTGGAGCGGGTGGCCCTGGCGGCGGGCTTGCGGCAGGCATTGGCTTCCCACTGTTGTTTGGGAGTGGTCCGGCCTCAACTCTTGGTGGAGCGGGGGGAAGCGCATTTGGCTTTGGCGGTCAGATATTAGGAAGTGCTCTTGGCGGACAGCTCGATCAACTGCAAGAAAGGGCAAATAATCTTGCAAAGGCTTTAAGAGGCGTAGGTAGCATATTTGACGCTTTAGAGGCCACTGTAGGCGGTGTTGACGATGAGACTAAGCGTTACATCCAAAACTTAGAAAACAGTGGTCAAAAAACAAAAGCTGCTGCACTGGCAGCGGATGTATTGGCTGAAAAAATAGGGGTAAAAAACGCTGAAGCATTTATAAGCGCTGGGCAGGCTGCTGATGGCGCGTCCGAAGCCCTTAAAAATGTAGGGACTGTCCTTGTATCGCTTTCGGAAAGATTTAGAAGAGCAGGTGAAAATCCTACGGGTTTGACGCCTAACGGCGTTTTAGATTTGTTGCCGCCTCAGTTTAGGCCAGCCCCGCCTACGCCAATTGAAGACACGCCAGAGTTTAAAAACAGAACAACAGACCTTAAAACAGCTCTTGAATTAGAAAAACTGCTGACCGCAGAGAAAAAAGCACAAGGAGGCGTAGACGAAAAAGCAATTGCTCTAGCGTCTGAAGCTGTAGTTAAAAAGCAGGCTCAAATAGAAAAAGATTTAATAGCTCGTGATTTAAAAGATAAAAAAATAGATAAAGAGCAAGAGGTTTTAAAAATTGCAGCGGTGCAAGAGCGCTTGGATCAAAGACTGTTGGATATTGCTGAGAGAAGACTTAATGCAGCAGAGCGCAAAAGAAAAGAAGATGAGGCCGATGCAAGAAGAGCTGAACGCGAAAGGAGGCAGAGAGAGCGCGATTTACAGCGGCGTGAAGACAAAGAAAATCAAACTTTAAAAACAATCAATTCGTTAATTATTTCAAACAACGAGATTGGACTGCAGTCTGTTCAAATAGCGCATGGGGAAGAAGTGGCTCTTGAGCAGCAAGCCGCTTCGCTGTTTGAAAAGTTCCGCATTTTGGAGAAAAACGTAGAACTTTCAACAGAAGATGCAAGAGTCAAGGATTTGCAATTGCAAAAACTTAATTTGCAAAAACAGTTAGAAAGCAGTCAAATTAGCTCTAAGCAAAGAAGTTTACAGGTTGAAAAAGCTATAACCGCAGAAAAGCAAAAGCAAACGCTTGCTGCGATTGGAACTGATATTGGTCGCCAAATACAAGATGCAAACTTCAGGTCTACAGGCGATAGCGCTCAAGATACTGAAATCGCTTTACGAATCAACCAAATTCGCAGGCAAGAAGACGCTACAACCCGACTGACTAACGCAATAAAAGAGCAGCAAATAATTATCAATAATCCGCCTAATGCAGACGCGGCAATGAGGGCGGAAGAGCAGCGTCAAAGTTTGCAGGACCAGCTTGACCTTTACAATCAGCTTCTGCCCCAGTTAGACGCAGCCGAGCAGGCTCAACTTAAGTTTAATCAAGCGCTCGAAGCGGCCAAGCCATTCGCGGACGCATTTACCAGCGGTTTGCTCGATGGAATGGTTGCTGTTGTCGATGGAACGAAAACAGCGGAGCAAGCCTTCGCTGATTTCTTAAACAGCATTGCGAAGATGCTGCTGCAAACAGCGCAGCAGATGATTGCCCAATACATCGCGTTGGGAGTCGCTCGCATGTTTGCTGGCGTTCCATCAGCCAGCTCAGGCACTGACACTTCCTTTATGGGTGGCAGTTTTAACCCGCTTAATTTTGTAGCTGGGCCATTTAGCCAGTACGGCACCAGAGCGCTTGGTGGTTCGGTCACTGGCAACCGGCCTTATTTAGTTGGAGAGCGTGGGCCTGAACTGTTCGTTCCAGGCGCTCAAGGCAACATTGTCCCGAACAATGCAATGGGCAGCGCTAGCGTCACCGTGAACGTCGATGCCTCTGGCTCTAGTGTTGAAGGCGATGGCCGTCAAGCAAAACAACTTGGTTCTGCCATTGGAGCGGCAGTGCAGGCAGAATTGATTAAGCAGAAACGTCCAGGCGGCTTGCTCTCAACCTGATGGCTACTTTCCCTTCGATAAACCCAACCTACGGCGCTCGCAAGACCAGCCGACCCAAAGTGCGTCAAGTGCAATTTGGGGACGGTTATTCGCAGCGGTTGACGTTTGGCTTAAACCAAGACCTGAAAGTTTGGAGTTTGACCTTTGAAGTTTCTGAGACCGATTCGGACATCATTGAAACTTTTCTGGAGGTCAGAGCTGGTACGGGCAAGCCCGCGGATTATTTCACCTGGACACCACCTAACGAAACAGTCTCGTCAAAGTGGATTTGCCTGGAGTGGGACAAAACAATTCCGTATTTAAACCGAGCTACGATTACGGCAACCTTTCAAGAGGTGGCTGATCTGTGAGCGACATTATTCTATTTGACGAGCTGCTTAAAAGTTCACCACACGCGGTTATTGAGCTGTTCCAACTGCATTTGGACGTTAATATCCATGGCAGCGATACAATTTTTTATTTTTACAACGGCGTTGTAATTCAGACTCAATCTGGAGAGATTGTCTATCAAGGGAAAACTTATGCTGCGATTCCTGTTGAAGCCGAAGGATTTGAATACACAGCAGGTCAAACAAGTTTCCCCAGACCAACATTGCGCGTTGGCAACCTGTTTAGTGTTGTCTCAGCGTTGATGCTGAACGTCAATGAGACGACCTTTGGCAATGACCTTACTGGAGCCAAGGTTGTACGAATCAGGACGCTGAGCCGTTTTCTTGATGCGGTGAACTTTACCGGCAACACAAACCCTTACGGCACGCCTTCCGGCGAGCAAATGCCGCAGGAAATTTACTTCGTTAATCGCAAGATCGTTGAAAACCGAGATGTTGTTGAGTTTGAGCTGGCGGCAAAGCTTGACTTAGAAAATATTAAAGCGCCAAAGCGTCAGTGCCTTGCCAATGTTTGTCAGTGGGAATACAAGGGTGGCGCTGATGGAACAAGAGATGGTTGCACTTGGCGCCCAGGAACGACGCATGACGCAAGGTTCTATGACGAAAACGACAACTTGCTTGGTTCTTCGGCCGCTACGAGTTTTACCTACAGCACAGGCGATGAAATTCTTGCCAGTGGCGCCTCGTTGACTGCTGGCCAGTTCTTGACCTCAAGCAATGGTTGGTATCGAGCGCAGTTTGGAAACAACGGCGATTTCTTCATTTACGCCAAGAATCAAGACCCAAACAACATTCAAGAAGTCAGGTGGCGTACAGCCACTTCAGGGAGAGGTGGGACCAGCGTCAAGATGGGTGCAAATGGCGATCTGTTCATTACAGACGGAACAACCTCACATTGGAACTCAGGCACGTCATTTACTGGGACACCTTCTACTGTTCGGTGGGATAGTTATTTGCCTGAAGGTGTTGGCGGCAGACACGCAAGTTTTTACCACGAGATTTTTGGTGATGCGGATGACTACACGGATGACACCGTTGTTCATACGCATGATGAAACATTTACGCTCAACGATGGGCGAACTATTGAGTTGCGTCTTTCTGCAAAAAGCAAAGCTCTGCCCGCAGGTGATGCAAATTTGGGTTTAGGGGTTTTGCGCCGCTGGGAGTCTGTATCTGGAAATGCGTTTTCTGCGCCAGCTACGGTGCAAAGCTCATCAGGCCACTTTTTTGCGAATGAAACAATTACGGTTAGCCTCGAAACTACTTCTTCGGGCGCAAATCGCAACCCTTTCGCTCACCGCACAGATGGACTAGGCGAAAAGTTTCCTATCATCAGCGCCGTTTATACCATCACTGCTGTCACCGATAACTACGCAGGTGCAACAGCGGTACTGCAAAACAACGGTAACCTGCAAATTATTGACACAGCTTCAACGATTTTGTGGCAAAGTTATAGCGGCAAAACTGGCGAGCCACAGATCGTCACTGGCACAGCAAACCCGCTTGATGATGTTTGCGGCAAGCGTCTTAACAGCTGCAAGATCCGTTTTGGGAACACAGCGGACCTGCCGTTTGGTTCTTTCCCTGGCGTTGGTACAACCTTCTCATGAATGAATGGCGTTCTGCTGCGTTCAAGCACGCAAAGGCTGAGGCACCGCGTGAAGCTTGCGGGTTGCTTGTCATTGTCAAAGGCCGTGAGCGTTATTGGCCTTGCAAAAACTTATCGGAGTCACCGGAAGAGCTGTTCATCCTTGATCCAGTGGACTATGCAGCCGCAGAGGATGCCGGGGAAGTAATGGCTGTTGTCCACAGTCATCCGACCACAAGAGCAGAGGCAAGTGAAGCTGACAAGGTTGCGTGCGAAAAAAGCGAGTTGCCTTGGCACATCGTCAGTCTTGTGACTGATGGTTGGTGCGAGATCAAGCCATCTGGCTACAAGCAAGACCTGTTAGGCCGCCAGTGGGTGTGGGGCGTTAGCGATTGCTGGACGCTCGTCCGTGATTGGTGGGCAGAGGATGGGCTGCAATTACGTGACTGGGACAGGCCGCCGCTATCAACTTTCAACGACCAACCGATCTTTGAAGACTGCTGGAAAGAGACTGGCTTTGTTGAGGTCTCGTTCGAGCAGCTGCAAAAAGGCGATGCGCTGCTGATGAACATTGATGGGGCGTTAGGGCTAAACCACTGCGCTGTCTATTTAGGTGAAAACTTGATGATCCACCACTTGCGTGGTCGGTTGAGTTCCAGGGATTTATATGGCGGTTATTATCAGAAGAACACGGGTCGATACCTGCGCCACGAGACGAGGTTTTGACAATGCTGACGACAATCAAGGTTTACGGCAGTCTGGCGAAGTTCCTAGGTCAACGGGTGTTTCGCGCTGCTGTGGATACACCGTTAGAGGCGGTGAGCTTTTTGCGTGCCAACTTTGAAGGTTTGGCAGCCCACATGGCTGGCCATGACTACAAGATTTTGACCGGCACGTTAGAGCTGCAGGCTGGCAGCAACCCTGAGCAGCTGCAATACCCAGCAGGAGAGGGCGAAGCGATCAGCATTGTGCCCGTAGTTGGTGGAGCGGGTGGAGGAGGGACAGGCTCAATTTTGGCTGGTGTCGCGCTCGTAGGATTTTCGCTTGCCTTCCCTGGTATTGGAGCAATTATTGGGGGCAAAGCAATGACTGCTCTTGGTTTGTTTGGCGGCGGTTTGATTTTGAACGGCGTGTCCCAAATGCTTACGCCAACGCCTGAAGTTCCTGTTGGTCCCGGCTCTGCTGGCGATCCAGCCAGCAACCCGTTGAGTTTTTCCGGCATCCAGAACGTAAGCCGTCAAGGCGTTGCTGTTCCGGTGGTGTATGGCGAGACGTTAGTGGGTAGCGTAGTTATATCGTCCGGCATCAATACGCAAGATGACTGATCAGATCATTGGTGCGGGTGGCGGCGGCGGCGGCGGCGGCGGTCAGTCCAGCGCAGGCGGCAGCCAGAAAGTAGCAAAGGATAATCTTGACTCCCGCCAGGTTGCGCGAATCGTTGACCTGTTGAGCGAGGGCGAGATTGAAGGTTTTGCAACACCATCCCGGCTTGGTATTGCCAGGACAAATGCGCGTTACGACCGTGAACTGCTCAAGGATATTTTTTTAAACAATACGTCGATTGTTCGCGCAGGCGCAGATGTAAGCACAGAGGTATCGGAGTCAGACAAAAACTTTAAGCAGTTTGATGTCTCGCCAAGGTATGGCACGGCAGATCAAACACCATTAGATGAAGTTAGCCAAACCATTCAAGAGGAGGTTGCTGTTGGCGTTGTTGTTGCCAACGGAACTCCTGTCACGCGAACGATCACAGACACAAACGTCACTGCTGTTCGTGTAACGCTTAACCTGCCGCAGCTGCAAAGATTTAAAGAGAATGGTGATGTTGTCGGAACGTCTGTTCAATATAAAATTGAAGCTTCATATAACGGCGGGGCCTTTCAAGAAGTCGTAAACGACACAATTAAGGGCCGGACGGTTGACCTGTATCAGCGCAAAAAGTATTTCAACCTTGACACAACACAGTCAAAACCTGTGCAAATTCGCGTTACGCGACTTACTGCAAATGATGATGACCGCACCCCATCAGACGATAATTTTAACTCTGAGCTGACTTGGGCCAGCTTCACTGAGCACACCTTTGCAAGGTTGACCCATAGTCATTCAGCATTGGTCGGTCATGTTATTGACGCAAAGCAGTTCAGCAGGATTCCAGAGCGTCAATATCGGATTCGTGGCATCAAAGTCAAGATCCCAAACAACGCCACTGTTGACGCTGATACCGGGCGGCTGACATATTCCGGCACCTGGAACGGGACCTTTGGTCCGGCAGCTTGGACGACAGATCCGGCTTGGATTTTGTATGACCTGCTTACCTCGCGGCGTTTCGGATTTGGCGATCATATTCTTTATAAAGACATCCAAGGCAACGAAAAAGCACGCCTGAACAAGTTCAACTTCTTTGATTGCTCGCAGTATTGCTCAGCTCTTGTCCCTGATGGTTTTGGTGGGCAAGAGCCGCGATTCTCTTGCAATATCAGCATTCAATCTCAGGCCGAAGCATTTGACCTGATCAACCAAATGGCGTCTGTTTTCAGGGCGCAACCTTATTGGTCGGCAGGCGCTTTGGCGCTGTCGATGGATCGACCGCAAGACCCGGAGCTTATATTTACTCAGTCAAATGTTACTGAGGCAGGTTTCAGCTACAGCGGCAGCAGCGTCAAAACGCGCCACACCTGCGTCAATGTTTCGTATTTAGATCTTGATATTCGGGACACTGCTTACGAGCTAGTTGAAGACGAGGCAGCGATCAGGAAGTTTGGCGTTGTCAAAAAGAACGTCAAAGCCGTTGGCTGCACATCACGCGGTCAAGCCCGTCGTCTTGGCGAATGGATTCTTTATTCAGAAAACCGCGAGACAGAGCTATGCAGCTTCATCACACGTTTGGCTGAGGGCACTAAGGTTCGCCCTGGAATGATCATCAAGGTCTCAGACCCTTTCCGCGCCAACCGATTCCGTGGTGGGCGTGTGAAGTCTGGGTCAACGGCGCAGGTGATCAAGCTGGACCGCACCAAGGATCAGATGTTTCCGAACGGTGCGCCTAGCACCTTCGACTTCAACATCATGCTGCGCGTGGTGGTTGATGTTTATGACCCTGGAACGGATACAACAAAGAACCAAGACGTTGTAAGGCAGGTATCTGTCGGGGATATTGACAGTGCTCAGTGGACTGACGACACCATCACGCTGACAACTTCATTAGAGCGCACACCTGAGCCCAACGCTGTTTTTGCTATTGGTATCAGCACGTTGCGACCAAGCCTGTGGCGCGTTATCAGCGTCACGGAAAACGACGATGCCACGTTCGGTGTGACGGCTCTTGTCCACGAGACCGGCAAATATGACCACGTTGAGCGTGATGTGCCGTTGCAGGCGCGTGAAGTTACAGCACTTGATAATCCTGCCGCTGAACCGACAAACCTTACAGCCAGTGAGCTGCTGTATGAGGCAAACGGTCAGGTGTTCTCCAAAATCATTCTCAGCTGGCAACCTGGAACTGATACAGCCCGCAGCATTGTTCGCTGGCGTTATGACGACGGCAACTGGAACGATTTCCCAACTTTTGCTAATGACTATGAAATTCTGAATACAACAGATGGGAAATATGAATTTGAAGTTACTGGGCAGAGTGCTGGATTTAAGAATTCACCAACTGCAGAGCTGACGTTCAACGCTCTTGGCAAGACTGCCCCGCCAGCAACGATCCCTGATCTAACGATTGCGCCAATCGACCAACACAGTGCTGAATTGCATTGGCCGCAATCGACTGATCTTGACGTGCGGATCGGTGGAACAATTCGGATCAGGCACACGCCTGTTGTTGGAGCGTCAGCAACCTGGGTGCGAACTAACGATGTTGTCCCCGCAGTGAATGGCAGCAGTACGCGGAAGATTGTGCCTTTGGTTGAGGGCACTTACTTCATCAGAGCGGTTGACTCAACGGGCAACGAATCAACAGGCACGGCAAGCGTTGTTGTTGACTTGCCTGAGCCGCAGGATTTGTTTGTTGCTCAGACGTATCGGGAGGATGACGACAGCCCGCCATTCCAAGGCACTGGAACAAATATGGCTTACAGCTCTGTTGAGAGCGCCTTGATTCTTGTGGCTAGTGGTTTGATTGATGATGCCACTGACTTTGATTCGTTGTCTGACATTGACAATTTTGGCGACACAAGCCCTACCGGCTCGTATGTATTTGTAAGCACATTAGATCTTGGCGCTACGTATGATCTTGAGCTGCTGCAATTGCTCAAGTCCAGATCTTACATACCGGCTGATTTGTGGGACAATCGAACTGGCTTGATTGACACTTGGGTTGATACTGATGGAACGGACATCAGCTTGGTCAACGCTGAAACGTATGTACGCTCTACCAATGATGATCCAAGTGGTTCCCCAACTTATGGCGACTGGCAGCCATTTGTGAATGGTACGAAGCGTGGGCGTGGTTTTCAGTTCAAAGTTGACGCAACGACTAGCGACCCAGCGCAAAACATTGCGATTGAACAGCTAGGAGTAACAACTAGGTTGCAGCGCCGCACCGAGCAAGAGCGCAGCATCAGCAGTGGCACGTCAGCAAAGGCGGTCACCTTCCCTGCTGCGTTTTATGGAACGCCAAGCGTCGGCATCACAGCGCAGGATATGGACAGCGGCGACTACTTCCAGGTTTCAAGCGTTAGCAGAACTGGCTTTACCGTGACCTTCAAGAACAGCTCCGATACAATCATCAGTAAGACCTTTGACTATCAGGCCGTTGGTCACGGTCGGGAGATCACCTAATGGCTCAGTCAACAGACATCACACTCGCCAACCAGAGCGGTCTGGCGTTTCGGACTGAGTTGAATTCAATTCTGGCTGCACTGTCGAGCTTGCAAAGCGGCAGCTCTGATCCCAGCACGACCAATGCGTATCAGCTTTGGGTTGATACAAGTACAACGCCAGGCAAGCTCAAGATCCGAAACGGCGCAAACAGCGCGTGGATTGTTGTTTCTGATGACATCACTGCTGTAAACCTGGGCCTTGTGTCAGATTCTGGCGCGACATTCACAGGCAATGTGACGATGAACGCGCAGTCTGATGTGCGTTTTGCGGATGCTGACAGCAGTAATTTTGTGGCGCTGCAGGGCGCTGCAACGATCAGCAGCAACCTGACTTTTACGCTGCCAACGAGTTACGGTTCGTCCGGTCAGTTCTTGGAAACGGCTGGTGATGGCACGGTTTCATTCAGTTCTTTGCCTGTCGGCAGCACGAGCCAGCAAGGCATTTTGCAGCTGACGAATTCAACGTCAAGCACGAGCACAACAACGGCTGCAACGCCTGATTCTGTTCGCAGTGCTTACTCACTGGCTAGCAGTGCGCTGCCGAAGTCTGGCGGTCAAATGACCGGAAACATCACGTTCTCCGGTTCGCAGACAGTTGATGGTCGTGACGTAGCAACTGACGGTACAAAGCTAGACGGCATTGAAGCAGGTGCAACTGCTGATCAAACTGCAGCAGAGATCCGTACTCTTGTCGAATCTGCTACTGACTCCAATGTCTTTACTGATGCTGACCATACCAAGCTAGACGGCATTGAAGCTGGTGCCGATGTCACTGATGCAACAAACGTAGATGCAGCAGGTGCTGTGATGAACAGCGATTCATCTTCTGCTGCTATGCAGTTTGTTGTTGACGAAGACAATATGTCTTCTAATTCAGCAACCAAAGTACCGACTCAACAGTCAGTTAAGGCGTATGTTGATGCTGAAGTAGCGGGTGTTGTTGATTCAGCACCAGGAGCACTTGATACTCTTAATGAGCTTGCTGCTGCGCTAGGTGATGATGCTAACTTCTCAACAACGGTAACTAACAGTATTGCCACAAAGCTGCCTCTTGCGGGCGGGACGATGACTGGCAATATCACTATGTCTGGCTCACAGACTGTAGATGGTCGTGATCTTTCTGTTGACGGATCAAAACTAGATGGCATCGCCACTGGTGCTACTGCTTATGCAAACAGTGATGTAGATGCACATCTAAACCGATCCACTGCAAGTAGCGGTGAGCTTCTTAGCTGGAATGGTTCTGATTACGACTGGGTTGCTGGAGCAAGTGGTGGTGCTTCTGCGATTAATGATCTGTCAGATGCTAAGACACAACAATCAGGTCAAACAATAGGCATTGGCACAGGCGCGTTAGCTGTTAATAGCGGCGATAATTACAACCTTGCGGTTGGTTATCAGGCTCTTAACGACAACACAAACGGTCAATTCAATGTTGCAATTGGAATGACTGCGCTGTCTTTGAATGTTAGCGGCCTTCAGAATACAGCAGTTGGCTATCAAGCTTTATATTCAAGCACAACAGCTAGCAGCAACACAAGCGTTGGTAAAGGCGCAATGTCCGTTACCACTACGGGTGGGGACAATTCTTCTGTTGGCATGAACTCGTTAGGGGCTCTGACAACAGGTACAGGTAATTGCGGTATCGGTAAAAATGCGGGCTCTAATTTAACAACTGGTAGCAATAACATTGCCATTGGTAACGGTGCAGCTGCCTCCTCTGCAACTGTCTCCAATGAAATTACGTTAGGCGACAGCAGTGTTACTTCACTGCGTATTCCTGGATTGCAATCTGGTGCGTCTAACGGACAGGTTCTTACTTACAACTCAAGCAACGGTAACATCACCCTGGCTAGTGCCGCAGGATTGAGCAATAACGCTTCAGGTTCAAGTAGCTTTGGCCTTGGCACTTCAGCTCTTGATTCTGAAACAACAGGTTTTTCAAATACTGCCTTTGGAGAGAGCGCACTCACTGCTGCCACTTCTGGTTATAGAAACACGGCGATAGGTTATTCAGCAGCAGGTTCAATTACTACTGGTGCCGGCAATGTAGCCATTGGACGACTTGCTCTTAGTAATAGCACTAGTGGCTTTTTTAATGTTGCGATCGGGCAGGCTATGACCTCTACTACATCTGCCGGGTCCGATAACATTGGAATTGGCGACGACGCCTTGAAAAATGTTACTGGATCTAGCAATGCAGGAATTGGTAAATCGAGTGGTCGAGACATTACAAGTGGAACGAGCAATTCATGCTATGGCAAAAGCGCCGGTCAAAGTATTACAACAGGTACAACTAACACCGCTATCGGTGAGCAAGCAGGCGACAATACAACTACAGGCAGCAATAATACAAGCATTGGTTATCAAGCTGAGCCAAGTTCAGCTACTGTCTCCAATGAGGTAACCCTTGGGAACAGCAGCGTTACTTCACTGCGTATCCCCGGGTTGCAATCTGGTGCCTCTAACGGACAAGTCCTTACCTATAACTCATCTAATGGCAATATTACGCTTGCCGATGCAGGTGGTGGTGGTGTAAGTGATAACAGTGCTCATGCTAGTAGCATTGGCCTTGGTTCTAATGCTCTTGACTCAGAAACATCTGGTACAAGTAATACTGCTTTGGGTAAAGACGCTCTTACTGCGTTGACCGTTGGATCTTCTAATATTGGTATTGGCGTAGAAGCTGGTAAATCAATTACCTCTGGCACCAACAACACTGCTGTCGGTTTTGAAGCTCTCCCTTACGTTACAACAGGCGATTATAACACTGGGGTAGGTAGTCAAACACTTGGTCGCGGTGGTAGTAGCGGTGATTTTAGACGTGCCACTGCTTTGGGTTATCGCGCTCTTTATACAAACGACGCTAACGATAATACCGCTGTTGGTTATATTGCTTTAGAGGATAATACTACTGGCACCAGCAACACTGCTGTAGGTAAAGAGGCTTTAAAACAAAATACTTCTGGTGCTGGTAATACAGGCGTCGGTCATGACGCATTAACAGCTTGTACGACAGGTAATAACAATACTAGCGTTGGTGAGTATTCGCTTTTAGCTCTCACTACTGGATACCAAAATGTTGCTCTTGGTTATGATTGCATGAGGGCTGAAACTAACGGTCATTCTAATGTAGCTGTTGGTAGTAATGCTGCAAAACTTGCCAATGGTGGTAGCAGCAATACTTCAGTTGGTCACCAAGCCGCAGAAAACCTTACTTCAGGATCAAACAACACAAGCCTTGGATATGACGCAAAACCGAGTTCTGCAACTTCATCTAACGAAGTAACTCTTGGCAACGCTTTTGTCAGCTCGTTGCGTTGTAACACTACATCAATTAGCAGCCTGTCTGATGGTCGTGACAAGACTGAAGTAAAAGACCTACCACTTGGTCTTGACTTTATTGATACTCTGCGTCCCGTTAAATTCAAATGGGAGACCCGTGATGGTAACTGTAAAGATGGTTCTTATGAGGCTGGTTTTATTGCTCAAGATCTGCAATCTGCCCAGTCAACATCTAATGCTGAATACCTCAAGATGGTCATAGATGAAAATCCAGATCGTTTGGAGGCTGCTTATGGTCAACTTGTTCCTGTACTGGTCAAAGCAGTACAAGAGCTATCTGCAGAAAATGTTGCACTTAAAGCTAGACTTGACGCTGCAGGCATCTGACATCTTTAGAAATGGCCGACACTCCAACTGCCGCCGAAATCGCTCAGCATTACGCTGCTGCAATGGACAGCGTGAATCTGATCAACGATCTAATGGCTCAAGACAGCCGCACTACTGAAGAGCAGGACACGGTAGATCGGAACGTCGATCACTTGACTCTCATGGTGGCCAAAGACTTTTGGACCACAGAGGACATGGCTCCTTTCAATGCAGCAATCAAAGCTGGCAGCTGATGACTCGTCCTGACCCGATGATTCCCTGCAAGCCAGGGGCAGAGGACACTGTGGCCATGGAAAACAGAAACCGCTGGATTCAGGCCCTTTACATGCACGATGGCCGCGAAAATCCTGAGCACCCAATGCATGGCCTCTACACCGGCTTGCATATCAAGTATGCCAATTGGGTCGGTAACCACTAACCGTAATGGCTGACGGAGCATCGGCACTTTTGCCTAAAGCCTGTAAGGTGGGCACGAAAAACGCTTATCAGCAATCAAATGATCAAGCAAATTGTTTTTGGTGCAGCCGCTGGCGCTCTTGCCTTGGCTCCCCTCTCTGCAATCGCTGGCCCTTACGCCAACATTGAAGCTAACGCTGGCTGGAGCGGGAGCGATTATTCAGGCGCTGTTACTGACATCCACCTGGGTTTTGAAGGTGGCGATGGCCCTTACAGCTGGTATGTCCAAGGCGGTCCTGCCATCGTTCAGCCGGACGGCGCTGATTCTGAAGTTGAGTTTTCCGGCAAGATCGGCGGCGCAGTTGCTGCTTCTGAAAAGCTTTCCGTTTACGGCGAGATCTCAGGCATCACTGGCGACGACAACAACAGCTACGGCGGCAAGGCTGGCGTCAAGTTCCTTTTCTGAGTAGTCTTAGACCACGGACCTGAACACGCCGTAACCGTCGAGTGGGATAAAACCCTCACACCAAGCTCGACGGTTTTTTCATGCCTTTAATTTGTCATGCAAAAGTATCTAAACGCTTTGGGCGCAGTTAGTTTTGTCTTAGCCGCCTGCAACACCGCAGTCATTGTTTTTGCTGTGGTGCGTGGGCCAAGTCTTGTCGAAGAAAACCTTGGCAAGATCCAAGCACTGATGATTGAAAAGATGCACAGTGCTCTAAGTGATTCTGTGACTGAAGCGATGCCCAGCCAGGTCAAAGAAATGATGCCTA